AGATGAATTTGTTTTGGAAATTCAGGAATATATTGATCAAATAATTGATTTACTTTATCTTTCATTGCTTCCCAACTAAATTCATTTTTACTCTTATATGCTTGACGCTTAGCTCCATCAGTATATGTTTTATAATTTTCAAACATATTCTTTAAATGATGTCCTACATGACCTGTATCAACTGAAAACCATTGTGATTCTTTTAATAACCAATTATTAGCAGCACTTGGATGAACATTAGTCATAGTACCTGGGAGCATAGTAGTGAATTTATCATCTAAAAAATCTGTATGTCCACTCCAATTAGTAGTGATAATTGGTTTTTTAGTTAAGCTAAACTCTAATAGTGGACGACCAAAACCTTCACCTTTAGTTAAATTAATCATTGCTTTTACTTTAGAATGATTATATAATTCATTTATTTCAGAGTCAGTAAACTCACCATGTAATAGATAAACATTTGGTAAATCTTTTGAGTTAACTGTCTTTTTAATCATTTTAATTTTCTTTAAAATTTCATCTCGGTCAATATATGAAGAACCTATTTGGGATGTTTTCAAAATAAGTGCTGGTTTGTTTTTCTTATTTTTAAATGTTTCAAAAAACGCTTTGATTAATAAACCAACATTTTTTCTATCTTCACCTAAATCACCATTAATCCAGTGACCTACAAACAAATAACAGAATTTTTCTTTAATGTCATTTAATTCAGGAAATGACTCTACTGTATCAAGTGGCTTGTAGATATCAGTGTTAGCACCTTCAAATAATACTTCAATTGGTTGATTAACTTGAAGATGTTCCATCGGTTGATTAGTATGTGGATTTATTTTTTGGAGTATAGTTTTAAGGAATGTTTCTTTTGAATGCTCAGAAGAAGTTAATGTTAAATTCATTCTATTAATACCTTCAATCCAATCACCAGGTGATAATGTAGTTTCAACACCTGCTGTTACTCCAATATTATATTTACCAATAGGTTGGAATTCATTTGGAATTGTGATTTGCATCCATATTTCAGGTTGTTTTGGAAGTTGAGGTTGATACCATAAATGATTTACCAAAAATGACCATTCAGGATTATCCTCAATAAAACCCCAAGGTGTGTTGCCCCACATTTGAGGAATGACTTTAACATCATATTTGTTTGTCTCAATAATAGCTTTAACTAAATCTCGAGAACGTGCTCCGTATCCACTGTATGTGTCGATAGGGCATGAAATAAAAAATAACGGTTTCATATAACTTTTAATATTAATAAATTAATTCGTGAGGTACTGTTTTAGGTTTAACTTCATTAGTATTTACTAACTCATATTTTTCTCTTGGTTTCCAAGTAGTGAACAATTTATCTAAAGTGTTGATAACATTAACACCCATTTTCTTGCCTGTAAATCCTGCTTCATCAGATAAAGCCCATTCACGACCTTTTAAACCACGTGCTTTTCTTTCTTCTTTAGATAAATCATAAACAGCTTTAATTTGTTCAGCTGCATCTTCAGTGTTACATCTATCATCCCAAATGTAGGGTGTTAATGGTGAACCTTGAATTGAACGATTAGTTGGATAAACCGGAAATGCCCATTCACCATGTTCTTTAATTGTGCCTGTATGGTTTGAAGGAAACTTAGCATCAAAATCAATCCACTTACCTTTTTTACTAAATCGCATTTGATCTTGCATTCCACCTGTTACATTCGCAATAAGTGGATTACCTACTAGTAATGCTTCAGTTAAACTTAATCCCCAACCTTCATTATTAGTTAATAGGATTTGACAGTCAGTACTGTTATAAAGCAAATTCATTTGATCAGCTGGGAGCATATGTGGTGAGAAAACAATATTGTATTTTGGATCATCACCAAATAACAATTCTCTTACTGCTTCTAAATCAGTACCATTATCATCTACTACTTGAGTATGTAATACAAATGCACAACGTTTTGCTTGTTCCTCAGATAATTCATCAACAAATAGCTTATAAGCCATCATTGTGTCTGGAATTTGTTTTCTACGGATGTTTCGAGAGTTAAAGAATAAAGCAAAATCAATTTCTTTACCTCCAAACAATTGTTTTTTAAACTCTACAAGTTCAGGTGTATTAACATCAAGTGGTTTAAAAATATTTTCATTTAAACCATGAGGTACATACTCAATAATTTTCTTTTTAGCTTTATCACCTAATACTAAAGTGTTAATATTTTTAGTTTGCTTAGAAATTGCTAATAAAGCATCACATGATTCATAATATGCTCTATTATACATTGGAGCTGGGTAATCATCCCAAATATTAAGATAAACAATAGGCATTTTCTTTCTGATCTCATTTTCAATTTGGAATAACCAAATAAAATATCTTGGATCAGTAATTAAGAAAACAGCATCTGGCTTTTCTATTTGGATTAGATGTCTAATTAACCTAGCATCCCCATACCCGTCAGTTGGATATAAAACAACAGAAGCATCAGTTAAACCAGTATTATTATTAGTGTCTTGAGATAAATCTAATCGTTTACCAGCTTCTGGATGGCGAATAGCACCTCCAACATTGACCCAATTAAAATGCTGGGCTGTATGCAATACTAATTCTCGAGCAACAGTAGCTACACCTGAATGTACTCTAATATCGTCACAAATTAATAAGATTTTTTTCCTCTCATTTTGAGGAAGATAACCAAAACTTTGATTCATAAAACTTTTTATCGATTTAAATTATTGTGATTGTGAATTGATTTTCTAAATTCATCTGATGTAAGGTATAAATGGACTGCTCTATCTACAAGCTTTTGTAAAGAAAATTTTCGCTTAACACACTCTAATTTGAAATCTTCAAACAAGTCGCTTTGAACTTTCACGCTTGTTAGTGTCATATCCTTTTTATCCATAACATTTATTTATATATAAATATATACAAGAGCTCTATTTATTGCAAAGATCTTTTCTCTCATTGAAAGGACACCATTGACAATTTTTACTTGGGGTTGCAAGATGTGATATGTCTTTGTATGATCCATCAATATTAAAGCATTCATTTAGAAAATTATCTATGGCAGTTAATGCTTTTTTCATTTTAATTTTACCACTTGGAGGAGCAAACTCTTGAATACGACTTTGAGGAAACTCACTTTCCTCCCATATTTTTCTTTTTAATATAACAAATTCAACTTCAACACTATCTTCAGGAACATTATATTGTTCACTAAAGTATTTTTTATAGAATAGTAATTGAAATTGTTTCCGTTCATCTCTTTTAGCATCATCATTCCATCCTCGAGTAGACGTTTTAAAGTCGTATATTTTAAATGTATTTGTAGGTTCATGATACATTACAAGATCAATATAACCCTTGTATAAAACGTTTTTAAACGCGTTATTAGGCGTTATAACAATAGGTAACTCACAAGCAACCAAATACCATCCTCGTTTACTAAAGTATTGTCCTTTACGTTTTTTAAAAAAACTTAGTATAGCGATACCATCATCATAAAACTCCCTCATTTCTGCTGCTCCACTGAAGTGAGTGTTTTTATTTGTTTTGTATTCTTCTAAGTATACTTTTCTAAACTCGTCTTCAAAAAATGTCTCTATATCTATTCTATCTGCTGCCGCTCCACTTTCATTATACATTACAGTGAGGTAATACTGAATAACAGTATGCATTGCGGTTCCGAACACAGTATGGATAGTAGGTTCATACTGTTGTAAATTGTCTTTGTATTGTAGTTCCCATTTGTGAGGACACTCATGATATACAGAGAACTGGCTATAAGAAATTGTTTTATGAAACGCATAGTTTACTTCTTGTATAGGTTGTTTTTGAATCGTTTTTACAATAGATGGTATTTTCACGATTCAATTTCTTTAATATATTGCTGTTTGATTTTTTCTAAGTATAAGATAGCATCCATATGCTCTTGTTTAGCATGTTCTATCCAATCTATTAAAGCTAAATCTTCTCTATCCAAATCAGTACCATATTTTTCTTTACCTTTGATACTACGTTCTTCAAATTGTTTTATAACTGATGTTACAATACTGTCTAGTTTCATTTTAATAACTTTTTAATTTCTTTATCATCAATACCTTTTTTCTTTAAAATACCTTTAATAGTATCATTATGAAGCATATGATAATATTCATCTGCCTCACGCAAAGAGCATTCATAGTAAGAAGCTAAATGTTGTAATAGCTCCTCTCTAGTTTTGGTTTTTGTTGATTTAATATATTTTAAAAACATGTTTTTCTTTGGAATCATATATAAATATAGTTTATATATTTTTTCCTTTTCAGTATAAGGAATATTTTGAATTAAATTTACAAATTCAATATACTCAGGATTCATACTGAGGAAGCGATGTATCATATATGGATTAAATGATACTTTGTCTTCCTCAGTAAATGAGTCCCAAGATTGTTTTTCATAAGTAATTTGCCTAAGCCAATCAAATATTTGCATATTCGTCTCGGAGTTCTTTAGGCAACAACTCTACTAATACTTTACCTGTTTTAACATCATACATTACAGGAACAGGAATAATAGCATCTTCAGCTGTGCCCGCTACAAATTTAGAAATTTTTCTTAAAATTACACCTTCAGCAAAAATATGGTTACCTTCAGGTGATGTGATAGGCGTTGAAGCCTTAATGTCAACATTAATGTTGAGTGGTTTTTCTGTCTTACTCATTTTTTATTGTATTGTTTTTAAGATTGAACATATTAAAGCCATTACATTGATTTCTTTATCAATTCTAAAATTGGCGTGATACATATAGTTTTCTATTTCAATAATAATCATTGCTTTTGCTAGATCATTTTTACCATACTCATCTAAATTATCATATAAAAATCTATAAATTTCTTCAAAGTCATCCAAATTACTATCTGCTAGTATTTGTCTGATGTTTTTAAAGCTATTTTTAGATGGTGTTTTAAGTTCTTTTAGAATAGCATCTGTATAATTACTTGAGGTTAGAATTGAGTCATCAATTACTAACTTACTATCAATAGTATTTACTTGACAAGTATTAAGTATCTTTCTAATATCAGGATAGTGTTTATTAACTACTAAAGCTAAATCAGATACTTCATAATAAATATCCTCTTGATCTAAAACAGTAGAAACATGCTGTGCTACTTCTTTTTTAGATGGAGGAGTAATTTTTAATACTTGACATCGGGATTGAAGGGGATCGATGATACGTTCAAGATAGTTACATGTTAAGATAAAACGTGTAGTACGAGAATATGTCTCGATAATATTCCTTAATGACGCTTGGGCCTGGATAGTTAAGAAATCAGCTTCATCTAAGATAATAATCTTAAGGGGTTTGAATGAAGCACTTGAGGCAAAACCCTGCACTTTATCTCTAATAGTGTCGATCCCCCTCTCATCCGATGCATTGATATAGAGAGAATCACAATCTATACAATTAATAATTATTTTTGCTAATGTAGTTTTACCTGTACCAGGTGTACCATACAATAGTAGATTTTGGATATCTTTGTTCTTTATATATTGAGAAATGATTTGTTTTAATTGATCATTACCAACATATTCATTTAATACTTTAGAACGATACTTTTCTACAAATAAACTATTTTCTTTCATATAACTTAATATAATAAAAAAGGCCTGGTTTCCCAAGCCTGATTTAAAATATCATTTATTATAATTTTTTATCTAGCCCAAGTTGTAGACTTTAATCCTTCTACTCCACATTTATCAGAAACAAAACTTTTTCTCCATAATGTAGTTCCAATAGAAGAAGCTGCTCCTGATTTTGTATAAAGTTTTCTATCATCAAGTTCTTCTTCAGGATTATTTTCTAAATAATTTTTAATTTTTTTAAATGTTTCTTGAGCAGCAAATTGACCTTCTTTTTTAAAAGCCATTATAGTTTTATCATCTTTACAGATTTGTATAACACCATTATCATATAATGTAGCTTTAATTCCTGAGGTTTGGTGAGATACTGTGTCTTCAGCTGTAGGGTCTATTGGTTTATCTTCAGCTAATGTTTCTTTGTATTGATTCTCAGTAATCAAACCAGCTATTTTTTGCATTTTTAAAAATTCCTTATTCATTATATTAGTATGTTTTACTATACATATTACTACCCTTACTCATAGTCTCCATAAATATCATAACGTTTAGGTGGCTCAGGTGCAATTTCAACTTCTTGAGAATGAATAGCATATAACTCACTTTTTAGAGGAGCTAATCTATATTCACATGGTCTTCTAGTTAGTTGAAAATACGCTTCTAAAGTATCAGTTATTGAAGCATATATTTTAGTTTTGTCACCTACAAGTGTCCACCTGTCTCCAGGTGCAACACGTGTAGCGATTAGTTCTAATTGTTCTTGAATTTCTTTTTTCATTAATACATTCCTCCCATTCCTGCCATCATATCATCCTGCTTATTATCTTCAGGCTTATCTACAACAGTACATTCAGTTAATAGAATTGTTCCAGCCACTGACGCTGCATTTTCAATCGCAGTTCTTGTGACCTTGGTGGGATCTATAATTCCAGCTTGTTTCATATCAACAAACTTTTGTGCTTCAAGATCATAACCTCTCCAGTTATCACGAACATTAAACATATTGTTGATTAACTGATATGCTTCCATTTCTTCATAACCAGCATTAGTAAGAATTTTCATGAATGGGGCAGAACATGCTTTCCATACAATTCCTCCACCTACAGTATTTGCATTTGTGATTGCTTCACGAGCATACAATAGAGCTGAGCCACCTCCTGGTACAATACCTTCTTCAATTGCGGCTTTAGTGGCTTGTAAGGCATCGTCCACGCGGTCTTTCTTTTCTTTAACCTCGGTTTCCGTATTACCTCCTACGTGAATGATTGCTACTCCTCCGATGAACTTCGCAAGTCTTTCTTGTAATTTTTCTTGTTCGAAAGGGGTCTTTGCTTTTTCGATTTGTTGTTGTAATTCTTCAATACGTGTTTGAATTCTCTCAGATTGTCCTTTTCCATCGACAATTGTTGTTTGGTCTTTTGTTACTGTTACTAAACGAGCTTCGCCAAACCATTTCCAATCGAATTTGTCTAGCTTCATGCCCTTATCAGTACTAAATACCTCACCTCCTGTCAAAATCGCAATATCATCCAAAAGCAATTTTCTACGGTCACCAAAGTCAGGAGCTTTAACAGCACATACTTTAATAGTACCTCGCATCTTATTCACAATAAGTGTAGCGAGTGCTTCACCATCTAAATCTTCTGCAATAATAAACAATGGTTTACCTTGATTAGATACTGCCTCTAGTACTGGGAGTAGTTCTTTAATTGAGGTAAAACGTTTATCAGCGATAAGAATCAATGGGTTCTCAAGAGTACAAGTCATTGTATTGTTATCAGTAACAAAATAATGTGACTTATAACCTCTATCAAATTGCATACCTTCTACTGTTTCAAGATATGTTTCACCTGATTTTGATTCTTCAATATGAACTACACCTTCACGACCTACTTTTTGCATTGCAGTAGCAATCAATTCACCTACTTCAGGATCATTATTTGCTGAGATTGTAGCAACTTGTTTAAGTTGATCTTCAGAGCTAATGTCTTGTGAAATGCCTTTACGTAGTTCCTTAACTACTTCTTTAACAGCGGAATCAATATC